TCGATTGAGTGGAGCTTCCTCTGGCTGAAGAGGATTTATGGCTATGCCAAGGTTCGTTATCGCGGATTGGCGAAAAACCACAGTCGAGCGCAAACGTTGTTTGCACTATACAACTGCTACCGCTTGCGCAAATGGTGTGCACCGCCAGAACTGTCTTGCTGACCAGCTCTTAAACTGCACTTCGTGGTTCGTCTCGAGAACCAAGGGGGCGATTTGACTCTTGAGGTGGAATTTTGCCTAATTTATAGGCAAATATCGAGTCACGTTAGTATTATTCAGAAAAATCGAACGACTCTCGTCCCTGGGAGCTTTCAACAATTTTCCGACCCCGGCCAAGAGCCTCTAATTTAAACAAATCTGCTTGCCCCATCTCTCAGAGATGGGGTTTTTGAAGAGCTTCCTGAGGCATCGAAAGAATCCTCAACAATGCCTTGAGCCAGCTGGCACGAGCTCATGTTCATCCTAAAAGTCGTCGAAAGACCCCACGAAACCCTGTTGGGAGTAGGTCTTTCAAACTAAAAGTCCGTGAAACACATGGACTTTTTTATTGACTTCAATGGTGCACCTATAATATAATACAGGTACACCATTGGAGCAGATTATGGGACGTCCTCTCACTGGAAAAAAGCATGTTGGAATTCGTCGTGACACCCGTCCGAATGGCGATGTTTACGTGTATGAACGCGTTACCGGATATGACGCCAAGACGCAGAAAACCAAGACGATCTCTACCCGACTTCTTGGAAAAATTCTGGCCGGAACGACGGAAATGATCCCGACTCGCCCCAAAAAATCGCGTTCTGAGGTTGTAGAGCCTCCGGTTGAAGCTGTGTGCACGCATGTCGGACTGCAGAAAATTCTCGAATGGGCCGGAAAGGAATCGGGCATCGATGAGGATCTGAAGACATGCTTCGAGATTGGGGATGCTCAGAAATTGAGTTCAATCGCCCGATATTGGGTTGCCACTGATGGTGATACGCTGCCTCGCATGGAGACGTGGCAGATGATGAATCCGTTGCCTTACGAGTACCCCATCACGCAGGATGTGTACGGCAAGCTTTTTGCGTCTGTCGGACGTAATGAGTCAGGTGTGCAAGCCTATTTTCGAAGCCGTGCTCAAAGAGTTTCCTCGTCGGGCTTGAATTTGGCTCTGGACACAACGACCTTTTCTACATATTCGAAGAATCAAATCGAAGCGCGTCAGGGATTCAACAAGGATGGCGACGGACTGGATACGATCAAGCTTCTGGTCCTGTATTCAGTTGAGAATCGAGAACCGGTAGCTTTCAGCAAGCAGCCGGGAAACATTCCGGACAAGATCTCGCTGGCAAATTCTCTACGGCAGCTTGAGGTGCTGGGCCTCTCTGCATCGGTTATCGTGGCTGACAACGGCTTTTACTGTCAGGCCAACATGACTTACCTCGCGCGGGAGCACGTGAAGTTCCTGATGCTCGCCAACAGCACCGACAAATGGGTTCGTGAAGAAATTGATGCTGTTCGCGAAGAGATTGGCGCTTTCGAAAATTCCTGTCCGTTTGATGTCGGTGTCAATGCCGTCATGCGTCGTCGCCAGCACGATTTCAGCATCGTTCGTCAGCGCACGCGCGGCAACTACGAAGCAGGACAGACTGAAACATTCACCCGGCGATTGTATGTTCATGTTTGTTACAAGCCGGAAGCAGCTCCGATTCAAGAAAGACGTCTTAAGGAGAGCATTTTTTCAATCAAGAAAGATTTGGAAGATGGTGTTGAAGAATTCCGACCTGCCGCCCAGAAGCTGATCGACAACTTCCTCATCGTGAAGCGCACAAGCAAAGGCGTCAAGGTTTCCTTCAAGAATGAAAAGATCGAAGAAGCCAAGCGATACTGGGGGTACTTTGTCCTCGTGAGCAACGAAATTCGCGATCCCTTTGAAGCTCTGAAAGCATACCGCTCCCGCGAAAAGATTGAAGAGTTGTTCGCGACCTACAAGGACAGCTTCGACGGACGCAAGCCCAGAACGTGGTATCCGGAAAACCTTTACGGCAGACAATTCGCACAATTCGTCGGGCTGGGCTATCACTGCTTCCTGACGAAGAGAATTCGGGATGTGAAAAAGGGGCTTGCCCAAAAGAGCACTGAAAAGAAAACGAAGGAAAAGTTGAATCTCGAAGAAAAGCTGCTTGCTTGGCTCGATCAGCACTCACTGATTCAAATTCTTGATTGGTTCCGTTGCGTCGACTACGTTGCTACGACAGGTAACGACAGTGCTTCCAAATGGACCACGGAAACAACCAAACGCGATCAGCTATTCCTCAAGCTGCTTGGTGTCAGTTGAATCGTGCCCGCATTAGACGACTTTTAGGGTTGTAAGGCGGGTCGGTCAAATACAGATCGACGCTGCCTTCTTCGCACAAGCGAACAAGATCATCGATGCGTGTTGAATCTCCGCACAACAGCTGATGGTCCCCAAGGAGCCAAAGTTCGCCAGGCTTGACAACCGGGTCTTCTGACGGTTCCGCGATTTCCTCAGCGTCTTTCCCGTGCTCCTCGTCGTCATCAATCGAGCCGGTCCCATCAAGCAGAAGGTCGAGCTCTTCGTCAGAGAAGCCCATGACATCGAGGTTGAAGTCAAGTTCCTGAAGTTCACCGAGCTCGATGCGGAGAAGCTCCTCATCCCATCCGGCGTTGAGTGCCAGCTGATTGTCGGCAATGCGCAGCGCTTTCTTCTGCGCGTCAGTGAGCCCATTCAAACGGATCGCCGGCACTTCCTTCATGCCGAGCAGCTTTGCACCAGCGGTCCTGCCATGCCCCGCGATGAGCTCGTTGTATTCGTCAATCAGAACCGGATTTGTAAAACCAAATTCCTTAATCGACTCTGCGACTTGCTTCACTTGCTCGTCGCTATGCGTTCGGGCGTTTCGCTCGTACGCTTTCAGATCGTCAACATTTACGTATTCGATCTGCGTCTTTTGTTGTGCCACGAAGCATCAACTCCTTTACAAGGTAATCCCCTTTGACAGGGTCCCACGCGGTCTGCGCGGTGCGGTTTGCTGTTTGAGCGCTCCTCCGTTCGCATAAAACTCAGCCAGATATTCAAAATTGGGCGTGAGAAGCTCGACAGCCGCCGTCGCATAGACAGCACAGTCAAGCGCCTCATTTCGCTCTCGAATCTTTTTCCAAGCCATCTTTCTCGTGCCCTTGTCACGATCAAAGACGCTCTCAAAAACTTCTGAGGTCAGTTGCTTGAAAAAGCTCTCTGTAAAGCCCCGGTCCTCTTGGGAAGCAAAGTGAGCGTAATTTGGACCTGGTTCATCATTGTCAAGTCGGTCCATCACTTGTGACTTCCCACCATCAACGCCAAGCGTGAAGAGCATCGCCTTCATTGCGTTACTCTTCGTCGGAGGGTTAATGAATGGGACACCGATGCCGCCGCGTCCTTTGATTGCAAAAACGCGCATTCGCTCGCGGGCCTTCGTGTACTGATAGACCCGATTCGTAAACGTACCGTCACCAGAGTCAACGAAAGCACAAGCTACGGCGATGCGTACACCGTTCTGCATAACGTGCTGCCGCTGAAGGACGGCATCGAGCTGTTGCCACGTTGCCGGATCGTCAGGGCGGCCATAAAGCACCCGGTGCTCAATACCCCAACACTCTCGACCGATGCCCCACCCATAGATGGAACATTCCAATCGATCGTGCTGAACGTCGATACCCGCAGTTAGGAGAAGGACGCCTTCTGGCAACGAACCATCGGCCGGGTACTCTTCACGCCGCGCGTAGAGCGTCGCCCATTTGTCTTCAGCGAGGTTGTATTCCTCCCAGACCTCGCCGAGCTTCAGGTTCTTGAATTCCATCAGACCGCGTTTGTCTCGCTCTTTGTTGACCGAAACAAACTCTTCAACCAAGTCGTGCAAATTAACCCACGGCGAATAAAGGGCATTGATGTGGTAACCCTTGATGCGACTCCTCGGATTGGTAGCTTTCCATTTTCCAGTTGCCAGAATGTTCAAGTCAGGCTTGAAAGGGCCACGTTCTTTGGCACCGCATTCCGGGCAATACATCGCAGCCGTCATGGGCAGCGCATTTCCGTCCTCATCCTTGGCCCACTTTACGTAGTCCCACTTGAGCGTATGCTCCTCGCCGCAGTGCGGACACGTCACATAGAACTCGCGTTTATCGCTCTTTTGGTACCAGTCGTCGATCTTGGACGCCCCCTTGATGGTCGGCGTGCTCACAATGATGATCTTCCTGTTCCCGAAGTTCTGAGTACGTTGGATAGCAAGTTTCAGAGGATCGCCTTCCTTCGTTTCACCGTAGCGGTCTACTTCGTCACAGAGAAGAACGCGAATCGGACGCGACGCAAGACCGGCAGGAGAGTTCGCTCCGACCAGAGCGAGATAGCCGCCCTGATAGTGTTTCATGCGAATCGTCGTACTCGACTTCTTGGCCGAGCCTCGCCCGTCCTTTCCTTCCTCGAGTTTCCCTTGAAGCCCGACAGAGACCTGAAACATTGGCTCGATGCGCTCCTTTGAGAAGGCTTCTGCCATTTCCACAGTCGGCTGCAGCATCAGCTGAGGCGCGGGTTCCTGATCGGCGAAGTAGCCAAGAATGCAAAGCAGCGCTTCAGATTTTCCAACCTGGGAGCTCGCGCAAAAGACAACGGTCTCCGTGAGTTTGTCGGTTGCCGAGTCAATCACTTCTCGAAGATACGGCGTTCGATCCGTGCGCCATTCACCAGGCTCCGGACTCGTACCGGCAGGAATCGAGCGATACCTGTCCGCCCATTGACTACCGGTCAAGCGAGAACGAGGCTTGCACGTTTGCTTAAAAATGTCTGCCCACAGTCCCATGCTAGAACTCCGATTTTTTGAATTCCTTCAAGGCGTCATCTATTGCGCCTTCAAGGATTTCCTCGATTTCGCGTGAAGTTCGGCCTTCACACAATCCGGCCACTCGAACCGGGATTGACATCAACCGAGCTCGTAACGCGGAAGCGGTTGCCTGAGCATCCTGACGGACCTTTGCGCTTTCAACGAGGTCGCCCTGCTTCAGCTTGAATTCGATTTCCTTTAACTTGGCCTGGTACGTCTTTTCCATCGCCCGAGCCTTGTTGAAGGCTTCGGTGACGTTTTGAGCTTTGGCCATTTTTGGAGACATCGGGGCGTTGTCATCGTCTGGCAACTCCTCCGGTTGACGCTCTGTACCGCGTGTCAACTTGTCGTAAGCAGCAAAGGCTTCGTTTACAGGCAGCGTCCCGTCTTCATTGCGCGGAAGCTTTCCTTCTTTGAGGAGCTTGTAAACCCATGTATGCGATTTTCCGATCTGGCGAGCAAACTCACGAACGCCAACGCTGGCGGAGTTTTCAGCCATATCCCCGTCCCTCCTTGCACGTTCGTTTTTCTAAAACCATCGTCTCGTTTTTTCGTCAGATGTTCAACACCTACAGGACGCAACAAGCGTAAACTACAGTCGCTGGTTGCCACTTTTTTTAAAGTTGTAGCTAGCCGGGTTTCGGGACTCGCGAGAGCCGCACGGGGTCAAAATCCCCAGCAGGACCCAGATCCCTCTGCCGCAGCCATTTCCATAAGCAACGCACGAGATGACATTTCATCTTCAATGCTGTTGCTGTTGAGCCTGCACCGGCTCCTGGCCCTTGTCATCAGTCACAGCATCGTAGACAGCGTTGCCTGCCATCGATCCTGCGAACGATCCGGCAACAGTAGACCAGAAGCCACCGCTGGAAGATGACGGCACCTGATTCACCGTCTGGTTGATGACGGTCGTGTTCTTCTTCACGACGGTCGTGCGCTTCGGTGCATAGCTCTTCGTCGGAGCAGGACGGGAGAACGAACGCCCACCGCTGAACCCACGACCACCTCGTGCTTCCGCAGCTGTAGAAACGAAAAAGGCAACCGCAATGGCCGCCACAATAGCTTTCTTCATGCTGTACCTCAGAAGATCAAGCAGAAGCCCTTGATTACCGACACAAGGGCCACCAACGAAAAGACACCAAAAACAAGAAAAGCGACGATTGAGTCCACCTTCTCTTTATTTTCTGCTCTATCTTTCTCTGGCATCTTTTTCAAAACACGACCCAAAGCCCAGTAGATAGGTGCAACGGCAAGAAGCGCTGACACGAACCCAAACACCGGAGCTCCAGCAATCATGCCGACGCCCATCCAAAATTCAGTCATAAAGACCTCTCCAAAATAGAAAAGCCCCCGAGGTTTCCCCCGAGGGCGTCACGCTCTCCCTGGTGTATCGTTGAGACTCTGACACCATCAACGTAACCAAGGAGCTTTTATGTCAGATGCCATTCCTAAGCCACATATCCATAACGTCATCATGAACAGCGCTAAAACATTCACGCTCCACGTGATGGCTTACAGGCAGCTCACCAAGAACGAACTGAAATACTGTTTAGCGCAGTATCTCCAAGCCAAAGGGCTGAAGCAACTTCCGGCTTCGGGCGAAGATGAAGTCACGTCAAACATTGGATTCGATGGCGAGCAATTTCGGCCATTTGACCAAGCAGGTCTTTAATTTGGAAATCAGTAAGCCGCTCCCTGGTGTATTTCACAGGGAGCGACACGCTGATGTCATCGTCAGAAATCGCCCACACCACGACACGCTCTAAGCCAGGATCAGGCTCTTCGTCTACGGGGATCACTTCAGCAATTGTTCCGTTGACCGGAATATCGCCCTTGCCATAATCGCCCATTTTGTTCGCTAATCGGTACGAGTAAACGAACCTTGCCTGTCCCGCGTCGGTATCGATAAAGCGGACACCCTCGAAGTCTCCATCAGCGGCAAGCCCAAGGCGGCGACGTCGGCGCGCACTCGCAGCAACATAGAGCCGAACAAGCCTATCCATAAGCCAGTTGTCAAATCGATCGAACATAGCGACCCTCCGAAAATGAGAAAGGGCGAGGATTTCTCCCCGCCCCGACCTCGGAGCAAACTGCCCTAAGGTAGCGAAAAGGTAACCGCACGGAGTGAGCTTCCTGGGGACATGTCCCAGGCTAGGCTTGCGCGGTGTTGTTAACGAAAAAAGCCCGCAGGATCACTCCTACAGGCTCAATCTTTTGGGGTCCAACCCCACCTACGCAAAAAGGCATGCCGTTTTCTGAAGATACACGTATCCCCGAAAACGGCCCCGCTGATCACACAGCTTCAAATTGTTAAGGCTGAGTATAACTCATTTTGGCGGCGTTCCTTCGATTTTGAGAAGATTGTTTCGAATCATCTTCCTCCCCATCTCCACCAGTCCATCAAACTCCCGCTCGTGAAGATTGATGCGGTGATACTTCCTCAGGATGCGCTTCAGGTCCATAAACGGCACATGGAAAGCATATGCAACACCGACAACCATCTTCGCCTTTCTGTAACGCTCTGGTGCAACCGGGAGTCGTTCCCACGCCCTTTGCACAAGCAGGGCATCGCTGACATCCACCGGCGGCGGTCCGTCATGCCGTTCGACCGGCACGTCATTGTCTTTCTCATCATCCGGCACGGCTTCCATGAAGGCACACAGCGGAGAGCGCCCCTGTCGCTTCGGGTCTTGGTTCCATCGACCCCAGTTGAGCAGACGATCTTCGAGAATCTTTTCCTCAGCGTTCATGTTCCTCTTCCCATTCATCACGACAGGCGGCACAGCACCAACGTCGAACGTTTTTCACTCCATTAGCGGATGCGGGCACTCTCTCAATGACCTTTCCGCAGTTCAAACAAAGGCTAACGAGAACCGGACTCGGTCCCTCGGGCTTTCTCTCCTCAATTGCCGCGCGCATGATCCACTCATCGCTTCTGGCGGCTCGGTCTGCATCATCCATGCTTCACCTCGTCAATAAAAACTTTTACACCCGGTTCGGGTCCGTACGCCTTTCTGGTCCGGCTGTCGATCACCTGCGAGTCGTCCTCAAAAACGATCCCGTTCATGCCGTCAAGAATCGCCTTCTGTACGTTGTCAAGGTCCGGCTTTGAGACGTGATGCTCGACACCTTGCAGAGCCGCCAGACGGCGTTTTTTCGACCACGATGCGGGTACAGGGAACACAGCGAGAATGTCAACGCGCACTGCGTTCGGTTTTTCGATCTTTCTTTTGCCGACCATGGCTTCCCTTGCTCTTGCCGTCACAAGAGCCTCGTATTGACGCGTCTTGGTCGGTGTGAACGTATGCCCAGTGCGCGTGAAGCGCGGGCGTCCTTTGGGGACCGGAGCCCCCTCAATCGTGAAACTAATCATTTGTCCTTTCTCCTCAGTCCGTCGTAATAGCCCTGCACGAATGCGGCTCTCTTCTTCGGATTCATCCGAGCCGTCAAGCTCTGGTACTTCGCCATCGACTCACCGCGTAGTGCGGCAGATCGTCCGAGGCGGTATTCGTCACTTTCTTTCATGACTCCTCCTTTTTCTGTTCCCCGTGAGATGATTGATGCTGTGTTCCCCAACACGTCCATCAACCAACCCACGGAGGTTTAAACAAATGCCTGTTACTAAACTCGACCCCAAAACAGCCTTACTCGCCATGTGCGCTGCAGGTGCGGTGAAACTCGAACCGATCGACATTTCCGCAACGGGCGACACAGGCACAGAAGAAGTCCAGTCTTTGGTTTCGATCAACGTTTCACGCCTTGAGGCAGTTCTTGCTTGGCTTGATCAGGTCTGCCCCAGCGACGAAGATGTTCTCGATGAAGCTGTTTCGCGCGTTGCACGTAATGACGAATAAGACGTTTTCCTTCTTCTTCGGCGGTATCTAGCGTCTCCAGCTCAAGAGAACTGAAATCCGTTGTGATTTCGGGCGACTGGACTGCTTCCGGTTGCCCGTCTCGCTCATTTGATTTCTGGTCTGTCATGACCTCTCCTTTGTTAAAAATCGATGGCGTTCTTCCGCATGCTCGGCCACGAGAACCGGATGAACTTGCACGTTTCTTTGAGCCGGTCGTACTCCTGCTCTCCTATCGCGGTCTTCAGCAGCGCCGGATCGGCGTTGGTGATCCAGATGGTCGGAAGCTGAGTGTCGTAGCGGGCGTACAAGACCTCTGAGAGAACTTCCTTTGTGATCGGCTTCGCGTCTTCCTTTGCGACCTCATCGACGACAAGCAGCGGACAGGTTTTGTAGGCTCTTTTCACGTCTGCGGTCGTCTTTCCCGGCTCTCGGCATCCCCAGGAGTCAGCAACCGTCTGCCCCATCTCATGCGCCGTCGTGTAGATGCCGGCACACTTGCTCAAGAGTTCCTGAAGCACCGCACACGCCAGATGGGTCTTGCCGGTCCCGCATTCGCCGATGAAAACCATCCCTATGCCGGACTGGCGAAGCGCGTCGAACTTAGTGATGTAGGACTCGGCGATCTTGAGCACCTTCGCTTTCTGGTCGTTCCCATCGGTTCTGAAGGATGCAAGCGTTCTGGATCGGTACTTGGTCGGGATGGCCGTTCGGTCCAGCGTCTGCTCATACGCGCGGCGCTTTTCAAGCTCTTCGCGTTCCCTGCGCTCGCGCTCTTCAGCTTCCCGCTGCTTTTGCAACTGGATCGCTCGGCACTTCGGACATCCGCTCGCGTTCTTGAGCTCTCCCTTCAGGTAGGTCAGGTGAGAGATATATCGCCCGTGCACGGGGCATTCCCGCTCCTCCTCACCCTCGGCAAAGCCCAACAGGCCGACCAAGCCTTCTGCTTTTTTCATGTTGTTTTCCTCAATCCACGATGATCGTTACGCCGTCGTCGGCGAGTTTTTCGGTTCTGCCTTCACCTCGGCAGCAGGCCTGAAGTCGTTCTCGGTATTCAGCCGTCTGGGTGACGTTCTGAGGCTTTCGGTAGGTGCTACCGCTCGTCCTCGTCAACCAGGAGGCTCTGAAGCCTGCCCAGGCATTGGCGCAGCAATGCTCGATGACCTGAAGCAGCGTCATGTGAGCCTTCTCCCCTTCGGATCGAAGAAGCTCAAGCGCACTTTCAGTCAAAGCCCGCTTTTTCAGGGCGCGAATCTCTCCGAATTGCTTCCAGAGGTCATCAGGAACTTCGTCCGGTTTTTCGACCTTGATCCACTTTTTCCAGGCTTCGCCTTTCTTGGCTCTGGTTTTTGGCGGCGCGTCTTCTCTATCGGTTATTGGTAGGTTATTGATCGGTTCATTGACTGGTTCTTGTTCCCTTTTGGGGACAATGGTTGTTCCCATTTGGGGACAATGGTCGGTCCCATTTGGGGACAATGGTTGTTCCTCTTTGGGATCGTTCCCATTTGGGGACGTTCCTATTTCGGTACTACCCAAAAAGGGACAATCGACTGCAAGCGTGTAAGAGTTCGCGTGAACACCTTTTCGCTTCTGCACCGTCACCACGCCTCGATCAGAGAAAGTAGAGAGCGCCCGGAACACAGCCTTTCGATCTAGCGATGTCCGTTCGCAAATATCCTTCACTGATGGATAGCAGTAGCCCTTGTCGTCAGCGCGATCCGCGAGCGCCAAAAGCACCAGTCGCTCTGATGCCTTTTCGACGGGGACGCACCACGCCCATGCGCTGGCCTTGAGACTCATGACAATCCTTAGAAATCGAGCGCGATCTTTTCGCGCATGATCGGAAGATTCGCGAACCTCTCCCGCAAGAACATGAAGTACCCGCGCGAAATTCCTTCCGTCTTCCACTCGGATGCCGACGACGGAGTTACGCCGCAAATGTGAGCAACCGCACTGGTCCCACCAAGCTCTTCAATTACGCGAGCGCTAAAAGCGGGATCGAGTCTTCTTTGTTTCTTCAGTTTCTTTTCCCTCATATCTATTCCGGCATATCGAAGTGAACCTACGGGCGTAGTATACGGCATCCCGAAATAGACAAGCAAGCCGGTTGACAGTTATATTTCAGGCATGCTGAAACATTTAACGGAGTTTCAAATGGGGACGCTCGCAGAACGTGTGGCGGAAGCCCTAGAGCAAGCTCAGGCAACCGCCCCTTACAAAAACAAGGCTGGTCTCGCAAAACATTGCGGAATCCGCCCTTCTTCAGTAACCGACTGGTTTTCTGGTAAGACAAAGACAATCGGATACAAGCACGCTGTACTTGCTGCTGAATACCTGCAAGTAAGTGCGTCGTGGCTCGCAGACGGAGTTGGAGACATGAGGTCTCCATCGGTAAGGGCTTATGAAGGAACAGAAAACGGCGAAAATGTCGCCGACTCGGAGTTCGTCATCATCCCGCAATACTACATACAAGTCTCCGCCGGCCCAGGCGCCGAGAATGAGGTCACTTTTGAAGAAGTGAAGAATCCAGAAGATGGGTTTATCAAGCATCGCAGCTGGTTCCAAGCGCGCCAGATTAACCCAGACAACTGTAAAACGTTCCTGGTTCACGGAGACTCAATGGAGCCTTACCTGTGGGACGGAGACAAAATTCTCGTTGATTGTTCTGAGAAGGAGATCATCAGCGGAAAGGTCTATGTGTTCGTCATCAACGGAAAGATGCGAGTGAAAGCCCTGCGCCCGCTTATCAACGGCCTACTGATTCGCTCGTTGAACCCGGGCATTCCAGATGAAACGCTCAACTCAGAAGACCTAGAAACATTCAAACTCATCGGTCGAGTCAGAGACCGCGCCGGCAACAGCTGGCTCTAAACAAATCCCCTTCACAAGCCAAGCCCGCACTTTGCGGGCTTTTTTTTTCGGCATCCCTTGATCTGGCTCAATGGATCGACGGAATGTCGAAATCTTCGCTTGCTCACACAATACGGCATGCCGTAGTATTCACGTTACGGAATGCACGACAACACTTTCTGTTTACCGTACATTTCGCACAGAGGTGCAAGGCTTCGGACCGCTAAGACCTCGGCACGGCAGCCGGGCGAGTGCGAGAGAGCTACGACGACCTGCATGTAGCTAGCACGGGATGGCACAGCTGCCTGCGTAGGGACCGCCGGGGTACGGATCGAAAGATCAAGCAGCCGGTAGGAACACACCCGAGTCTCGTGTGAAAGTCGATCCAAGCGTCCTTGCCTGTTCCTCACTAGACGAACCATGCAGGTGAGAGCGCTTGGATGGACTTTCATAAAGATCACAGCCGTCTCGCGGGCACCCGCAAAGAGCGACACGCGGGACGGTTTTCCAGGAGAACGCAATGACGGACAAGGACAAGCTCGACTACCTCGAGTACATCAAAGACTTCATGGATGATGCCGCTAAGGCCTACATCCGGGGCGACGACGATGCGTACATCGGTGCACTCAACTCCGCTGACGCCCTTCTGACTGGTTTGCTCAACGATGACGACGAGGAGGACGAAGAATGAAGCGCAACGACTTCGACGCCCGACTGGCGCATCACCTCCGTTCGATCGGTCGCGAGACCTGCAGCGAAGCTGATGTCCACGAGTACGCGCTCATGAGCATCGCGAACGCCGCCGCGCTCGCTTTCTACATGAAGACCGAGCCGACCGTCATCCACTGCCCCGCAGCGGAGAAGTACGAGCAGGTCGCGTGCAACGTCCAGTGCATCCTGGACGAACTTCCGTAACGACACAGGAGAAACGATGTTTACAGTAAACGAACAAATATGGGGTGCCGTTTTGAACGGGGTCGCCAACGGTCATATTGACAACCCCGTCACAATGATCCGCCGCCTACTAGAGGCACGTCGCCTGTTGGACGACGATGTTACTTCGCCTCAACATACGGAAGCTCAGAATCATCAAGAGGCTTCTCAAGATCAACTCCGTGAAGCTGTGCAAGAAGGACTATCTGACCTTGCAAATTCTTTAAGCCGCGAATTAAGACATCTTCCGACTTTGTACGAATCCTTAAATCATTCTTGAGTTTTTCCACTTCTTCACGAAGTTGGATCACCTCTTCTTCCAAATTCATCTTCATATCCTCCAAGGGATGGTTGAACAAAGCAGGTTTTTGGTTGAGTCCCTGCACATTCAATCATCCCACGTTGGAGGAGGTCCATTCAAGCATCTTCGCCGGTGCCATCACGAGCCGGCAGTTCTTCCCGGCCAGGGTGCTTGAATGGACTTTACTTTTTATCGGAGGCGTCATGAAGCGCTTTATTACTTACCTCGACGACCTGGCGAAGCGGACCTACTTCGGCACGGATGGTACCGAGCCTCAGCGCTCTGGCGTACTCGGGTACCTCATCGATGGCCTTGAAGGCCTTCTCGGATTCTTCGGCCTAGTGATCCTGCCGGCAATGGCTGCGGCCACTCTCTACCACTGGATTTTTGACTAAGGAGATCGGCATGGCATGGAACTACCCAGACGGATGTGGTCCTGACGACTACGAAAAATGGTGCGGCCCCGACCCTGACGAAGAAGACGAGGACGAACACGGTTACGACGAAGATGACGAAGACGAAGGCGAGGTGCTCGAATGAAGGCAGAACCGCGCAAAAACCTGAGACCGCGCGAAATCGAGTACCTCACGCTCGTCGCGAAAGGTCTCAGACGACGCGAAATCGCCGAAAAGATGGGTATCGCGATAACGACCGTCAAGTACTACCACGAAGAAATGATGAGCGTGCTTTGCGCGAGAACTGCCGCAGAAGCAGTCTACGAAGCTTTTCAACGCGGGATTTTCAAGGTAACCCAATGAGCTACTCAGACCCGGTCAAGACGATTGACCACATCCCACTGGATTTTGACATGAAACGAATTACTCGAAAGCGACCGCTAGAACAGCGTCGCGCAGCAAAGCAGGCTCGGCAGAACGTCGAGCCTTTTTCGTGTGAACGACCCTCGCTGATCTGGAAGGTCGTTGTTCTCGTAGGAGCTCTCGCGATTGTCGCCGGCGCACTCATTCAAGGGGTTTTTAATGGCTGCTATTAAGACTGCAGAGATGCCGCGCGATGCCTGGTTGCAAGAACGCACGAAGGGCATCGGTGGCTCAGACGTCGCCACCGTTCTCGGACTCAATCCTTACAAGACTCCCTTGAGCCTCTGGGAAGAGAAAACCGGGAAGGCCGAAGGATCGCCTGCAGGTGAGGCAGCCTACTGGGGAACGACGCTTGAAGACGTGGTTGCAAAAGAGTTCAGCAAGCGCACCGGAATGAAAATTCAACGCGTGAACTTCCTCCTCTCAACCGGCGAGGGAGGCTGGATGCGCGGCAACATCGACCGAGCGATCGTCAACGAGCAGATTGCCAAGACAGTCCGCGTCCACAAGCCCGAAAAGGCAACCGAAACGGGGCTAATGCTTTCGACCGACGTCGGCCTCGAGTGCAAGACCGCCAACGCCTTCATGGCTGACAAGTGGGGACCTTCGCAGGAAGATGAGATCGTGTCCGGCAAGGTCGTCACCGAGCACCAGATTCCGCTCTACTACGAAACGCAGATTCAGTGGTACATGGCGGTGACGGGCATCAAGAAGTTCTATGTCGCTGTTCTCATCGGCGGTCAGGACTTCCGAATGTACGAAGTGCAGCGCGATGAGGACGTGATCAAAGCCATCGTCGAAAAGTGCCGCGCCTTCTGGTTCGAGAAGGTCCTTGCTGACGTCGCCCCTGACCCCATCAACGTCGACGACATCAAGAAGCTCTATTCCCGAGACAACGGCGAGCTGAAAGAAGCCAGTAACGACGAAGCTGCCGACATAGGCGAGCTCCGAACGATCAAAGAACAGATCAAAGAGCTTCAGGAGCAAGAGAAGGCCGTCGCCTCTCGCGTGATCCTCGCCATTGGTGAAAAGACCGGGCTCACGATCGGCGGTCAAAAGGCCGTCACCTACAAAGCGATGAACACCACGCGCTTCTCTTCGACTGACTTCAAGAAAGAACACCCGGACCTTTATCAGGACTACGCAAAGACCACCAGCACCCGCGTTCTCCGACTCGCTTAATTCATAAGGAACAAACACTATGTCTACTACCGACGCTCTCAAACAACAGATCGCTCCCGCTCAGCAGCAGACCGCTGTAGCAGCTCCAAACCGCCCGGTAACGCTCATCGACGTCGTCCGCTCCACGAAGTTCCAGAAGCAGATGTCTCTTGCCATGCCGAAGAGCATGACGCCCGACCGTCTGACTCGCATCGTCATGACCGAATGCCGCAAGACCCCGGCGCTCCTCAAGTGCGCTCCGGAAAGCTTCTACGGTGCCGTCCTTCAGTGTGCGGCCCTCGGCCTCGAACCGGGCTCCGCTCTCGGGCATTGCTACCTGCTGCCCTTCGGTAACGGCAAGGACCGCTCCGGCCGCCCGAACGCTCAGCTCATCATCGGCTATCGCGGCATGATCGACCTCGCCCGACGCTCCGGCCAGATCATCAGCTTGCAGGCCTGGACGGTGCACGCACAGGACACCTTCAACTACCAGCTCGGCCTCGAGCCTGACATTCAGCACGTCCCGGCATCGACCGCCGACCGCGGCCCTGTCACTCACGTCTATGCAGTCGCCAAGCTCAAGGGAGGCGGCATCCAGTTTGAAGTGATGAGCCGCGCAGAGATCGAGAAAGTGCGCTCCACGTCAAAGGCCGGCAACTCCGGCCCGTGGGCAAGTCACTGGGATGAAATGGCAAAGAAAGGGCTTGCTCTCGACACGCGCATCCCGACGCCGGACGGATGGACAACGATGGAAGCTCTACAAAAGGGCGACAGGGTTTTCGACAAGGATGGCAAGGTGACAACCGTTACCGCCATATCTGAGGTAAAGCACCTTCCTTGCTTCCGTGTCACGTTCTCAAATGGTAGCTCTGTAGTTTGTGACGATGAACATCGTTGGCTAGCACGAAAGGGAGGCAGCAATGCCTGGAAACAGCCGTACAGAGAAATGACCGTAAATGAGATGTATGAAGCCAAAGAGGATGGGCTATCAGTGACGATCCCGGTTCAAGGAGCACTGGCTCTCCCGGAAGCCAATCTACCGCTTGATCCGTACATCCTTGGCTACTGGCTTGGCGATGGTTCTGCCAGAGGCGCACAGATCACGTGTTCGAAAGAAGATCTTCCGCACGTCATGGAAGCAATTAAGGCCGCAGGATTTTCTGTTGGGACGATTCGTTCAGATGGCCGATCCGAAGCCGTCACAGTAGGTGCTACTGACGGAATGAGAACAAAACTTCTCGGCATGAATCTCATTCTGAATAAGCATATTCCTGACGCATACATGAGAAGCTCGATTGAACAGCGTAAGGCATTACTTGCTGGGTTGCTTGATTCTGACGGCCATTGCGATAAGGAACGTGGACGAGCAAGCTTCTGCTCGTCGGACCGAAAACTCCGAGACTCGGTGTTCGAGCTTGCGTGTTCTCTTGGAGAATGCCCGCACAAACGAGACTTCATGGCTGTCGTGTACGAGCACGGCTTCCCCAAGAAGTTCCCTACGTACCAAGTTGAATGGAAGCCGTCTTTCAACCCGTTCCACCTAGCTCGAAAGGCCGCGAACTATCAGGGCAGAAAGATCAATCCGTACCTTGGGATCAAGTCCATCGAAAAAATCGAAAGCGTCCCGACGAAGTGCATCGCTGTTGATAGTCCGTCCAGAACCTACCTCTGCGGCGACAACATGGCGGTAACCCACAACACCGTCATCCGCCGCCTCTTCAAGTATCTCCCCGTCAGCATCGAGGCCGTCCGTGCCGTCGAGATCGACGAGAAGTCGGACCGTGGCGAGGCCGTAACGCAGCAGGACTTCATCGAAGGCGAGTTCATCGAGAAAGGCACCGCTGCAGAGCAGTATCTCGAAGCCCCGGTCGTTGACGACGAAATCAACGAAAACAATTAACCCATTCAAGCCCCGCTTCGTGCGGGGCTTTTCATTAGGAGAACACATGAGATTCAGACTCAAAGACCGCGAGCTTCAGAAGAAGCTCGACGAGATCAGTAACGGGGGGTTATCCCGGATGTTGGGAAGACTTCCGTACTACACAACACAATCCTCAGAACCTGACTTTCTGCACTTCAGCAAGAATCCGCACCTCATGTTAGAGGTAACGTCTGACATGCTCGAATCGTTAAGGGAATACAACCCGCACGGCTGGAACTCCTTCCCCGAAGTCGAGCCGCCGGAGGGAGTCTTGATGCGGGTTGAATGCAACCAAATGAAAACATGTCTTGTTTTTGAAAACGGAAAATGGCGATACCCAAGTGGAGAGTCGTTTGAAAACTATGAGTTTGCGTTTCCTGTAAAACGCTTCCGCCCGTGGGATGAGGATGACGAAGCATGACGCAATGGAAATACTTCCCGGACACGACGCCGCCGCGCGGCTTGCCGCTCAGGCTCGAAGTCAAAGAAAAGGATCAAAACACTGGCACGCCGGAACCCTACTACGGCAAGACCCTTTTTCAGGGGTTTGCGGTTTTCGACGGCCAAGACTTCATCCCGTTCGGCTCGTTCCACCGGCTGCCGATTTTTTGGGACGGCCGGCTAAACGCCTTTGGGCATAAGGATGTGACCGCCAGATACGCTCTGTGGGAGACCGAAGAATGAGCCAGACAGTAAAAATTGATGAGGCCGCTCAAGCCGCGATTGCCGAGATCGTCGGCATGCCATGGGTAAAGGAATACTACGACAACACGCTTGACGAGGATCGCGACTTTCTAGCGCTTATCGAAAGGCACGGGGCCTCTGTAAGAGTCCTAGTCAAAGAAGGGGGATATATCGCCGACATGTGGCACTTCGAAGCCGAGCAAATCGCGAATTCGATCCTGCGGGCAGCGAAGGACGCAAAGGCTTTCCAAAAGGCCCAAACGGAGTGGGTAGGGGTACAGATGCAGCGCCTCAACTGCGAAATCAAGGGCACTCAGAATATGTGGGGCTACGGATTCTACGTGAACGGCAGTCATTATGAAGTCCACTTTACGACGAACGAGAAAGCCCGCACCTGCGTCATCTTGAACCAAGCAGCAAAGCCGATCTTCCAGAAGGTTACTGAGGGCGTGAGCAAGGTTTCGCAAGACGATGCGGCGTTCGTGCTCAAGACGTTCTTGCTATCGAAGATCAAGGAGAACGAAGAATGCCAGTCGAAATGAAAAAGGAAATCCGCAAGCGGGTCGCATGCCACATCGGCGCGACGCTGGAAGATATGCGCAAGGCTGAGTCGGAGTGTGACGGAGAGTTGTTCCTGTACCCAGTCGATACAAAAGGTACGCTGGGTGGCTTCTACATCCTCCACGTCCCGGTCAAGGGAAAGATCGCGCCAACGCTTTTCCCGATTGGCTACTTCGTCAAACAGAAGGAGAGCGAGGAATGAAGAACGAAAAAGTGCACCGACGCCGTGCGCTCTTCGTGTTGGAAGCCATCGAGGTATGCGCCACGTCGTGTCGAAAGGACTGGAAAGGTCGAACTCCTCCGACCATTGAGGAGGTCGATGCGGCCATCCGCAAGTTGTCCTACTGCGTCGGAGCGCTGAAGGACTATCGCTCGATCCGCATCCAGATGATGAAGGAGAAAGAGGAATGAAATACCAAGTTCGCGACGAAAAAGCGCGAAGAAAACTAGAAACGCTGTCTGGCGGCAAGTTCCACGAGCGACTGAACATGTACGCAGCCAACTTCGCAGAAGCTCACAAAGCCGGACGCGTGACGGATCAGGAGCTTGCCGATGGCATCACGGTCGGCATCTGGATAGGCGCCTGCCTCGCGCACGTCCGAATCGAGTGGCAGGACATTGAAGAGATCAAGGAGCAGGAATGACAAACCAAGACAACGAGCGGTGGCACTCATTCAAGAAAGAGCGTCCGGAACCCGGGCACTACCAGATCGAGCTCGTCTATCGCGAAGGATGCAAACCTTTCCGCTTGTACGCCTACTTCAACGGCACACACTGGTACGACGACCGCAACCGGCAACTGGACGTCAGCAAGTATCAGCTTTCTTTCCGTCCTTGGTGCGAGGACTACGAAGAATGATCGACGAAGAACTGAAAGACATTGCCAGACACTACGGGCGAGACCATCAGACGCTCAAGGCTGCCGAAGAGTTCGGAGAGGCTGCAACTGCGGCTTCACGTCTTGCGCTCGCCCGACAGGCCGAAGCATCCGGCGGCAAGTATCGGTGCATCACGGCGCTTGAAAACAACCTTGCGGAAGAGTGTGCCGACTGCCTCGTGATGATCGGTCAACTGCGCCTGTTGATCCCCGGTTTCAGCGCCAAGGTCGACCTAGCAATGCACGAAAAGATTGAACGACAAATCAACCGAATTTCAAAGGAACAACAATGCTGAACATCAACGAAGTGACCATTTGCGGCTGTCTTGGCCGCGACCCTGACCTCCGATATGGGACGAACAACCTCGCTTTCGTTTCCCTGGCCGTCGCCACAAACCGTAGAGTGAAAAACGCGGACGGTCAATACGAAAACGCCACAGACTGGAACACCGTCGTCGCCTTTGGCAAGACTGCCGAGACGATTGCCGAGTATCTGCACAAGGGGTCGCCGATCTGGGTACGTGGCCGTCTTCAAACGAGAAAGTACAAAGACAAAAACGGCGCCGACCGATGGGTGACGGAAGTCATCTGCGAACACTTCCAGTTCGTCCAGAGCGCGAAGGATCGTGGAGAACAGCGACAGGAAGAGCCGGCAAGGCGATCACGCGCACAAGAGCATACCCAGACCTATGACGACGGCGAAGTACCGTTTTAAGGGAACTACGCTGGCGGAGTTTGAGGCTGAGGCATCGACCAAATCACGCATAAAAATGCAACGAACAACAACACGATGACTGCTTTCTTTTGCTTGCTGTATCTCGGATTCACCAAGGTGAGTGTGACACCAACCGGAAAGAAAACAACATACCAAACCAAGATGAACCAGCCGCGCTGACTGATTGAAGGCTTTTCTTCTGTGGTTAACGGCTCCTGGGCTGTCTGACGAATCGGTCTTGTACCGCCCCGTGTCTTGACGATATGAGCCAAGTCGTTCCAAGACTCCTTAAGCTCTCCCACAGAGTCTGCAAGCTCCTTCTTGCTTTTCTCAAGTTTCTCTTTGCTTCTCTTTAGGTCTTCCAATCTACGGATTTCTCGTGCATTTGAGTCACTTTCAGAAAAGGTATCGAACCTTTTTGAACTTCCCGCAAACCGTGATGGAGTATCTGCTAAAGCATTACGCTTTTGAACACCAAACATCTTCGGAAAGTAGCATTTTTCGTACAGATATGTTTTTTCAATATTGGAGTCTATGCAAATTCCATGAAAACGAGTTTTATAAACCGTTGTCGGAACAACAGAACGCGCCTCACCAGGACGAGTTCCGCCGTAATAGGTCAGCTGAATCACTTCTCCATTATCAGCCGCTTCCTGCAGGTATTCCATGATCTGGTCTTGTGGGTACGGGTACGTTTTCATGCTCGCTTACTCCGAGTGTGAGAAATGGTGGGCTCGCGTGTGACGACGCGAGCTCACCCAACATCATACGGCAACGAATGTTGACAAACTGACAAACGCATGCATACAATGAGCCCATCACGTGAGAAAAAGCGTGATCGGGCGTGGAAACCCGGACGAACCCCAAAGGCGCACAACCGCCTTACGTCTTCTCGTTCGAGCGGATTTTTTGTGTGCGTGCATATCACTTTTACGAGTGAGGCCTACGGGCGCCCTTGCGGCGGCCGGCACCTTTGGGACGGTATTTCCACCCCGTAGCGCCTCGCTCACCACCGTGGAAAGTGGTCGCGAGGCTCCAGCAACA